CTAAACCATATCGGCTTATTCAATGTTTCATCGTAGTAAAACCGACCTACATAAAGACGTGTAGTCGGTCTTTGTGCTGTTGTACCGCTGTTTACGCCATCGGTGATGAGGTTATGCCAGCGACTAAAAACATCAGCCCAAGGCAGTGTTAGTTTGAAGTCTTCGCCGACTAAAGGGCTATCGTTTGGATAATCAAAGTTACTCATACTTTTGCGCCCACGCTTGCGTAATAACAGTTTTCACGGGGTCTGTGATACGGAATTTGAAAACCCAATTTCTAGCCCTTCCTATTCTGTTCCATTTTGCGCGTCGTGTGTATTCGCCTGTCTTACCAAATGCTTGCCACTGTTCCGACCCATAAGTGTGACCACCATCACGGCTTACCGTCATCATGATTTGCGGGTCATAGCCTTGACCTGTCTGAGTACCTGTGCCCGCTTCCATCTCTAGCCAAAGACTTGCAATGGTGGAATAGTCTCCTCCACCTACGTGCTTTGTTATAAATTCTCTAGCAATGGCATCACCATTATCCGTGTACACATCGTCTTTCAGTTGGTATATTTTACCATTTTGATAGTCTGTGACTAGCTTTTTGTCAAGCAATTGGGCATATAAAAGCGCTTTATGTCTACCACCGTTAGAGCTGAGTTTTGACCATGATTGTGATTGACCATCAAATAACCATGATTCACCCGCTGTCGGAAAAGTTATTTGATAGAAAGGGTGTCCGTTGGCCATGTAAGCAAAGCCAACAGCATCAGAAGTTGCGGGATATTGTGCAAAGGTCGCGTCCATCTCAGGGGTAGAGACTGCCTTAGCAGCGCCCGCTTGGTGGATACAAACTTGTACCTGTCCTAGCCGATTTTTTCGTAAGAAAATCAGTGAATCCATGTATTTACACAATGACCATCTAGCAGCCAAGCCCCATTCAATCGCACCTGAGCCAATTCGAGCATAGGGAAAGTCTAATGCGCCTGAGTTGCCCCACGGCTCGATTGTTTTATCACCCATTAAGAGCAAGATGCCACTATCGCTAATGACGCGGACTAGGTTATCAGGGCTAGCCTCAGCGGTTGCGAAGTCTAACGCGCCCCAAGTCAATCCGTCGTATTGTGCAGAGATGTAGAACTGACCTGTTCCCCCCTTATTGGTGACAAACCGACCGTCGCTGAAATCTACGTGTTGAGGGTTAGTCGGAAAACCCGAATCTGTAATTCTTGTAAATGTGAGGGTAGAGCGGTCATAAATATAACCATAAGTACCGTCAACAATGCAGATTTGATTACCATTGTCGGTCATGCTCACCAATCCATCGCTGGTTAATAATGTCCCGATAGAGATATACATTCCGTTGTTTAACAATGCATAGAGTTTGTTTTGATTGACAACATAAAGTACCCCAGATACCTCCCATATCCCACGACATGGTGATGCGCCAAAGTCTGAGAATAAAGACAACCCAGCCGTCGGATAAAGCGTGAGAATGTTCTTTTCAGGGTCTTGGTTGACCTCGACGTAAAGATTGGTTCTTATTTGCGCGTCAACGTCTAATGACCTGCCTTGATTACCTATACCGAAAATAGGAAAGGGCATCATGGATAGTCAAACCTTGAATAATTGCGTTTCATAGGCACACCATATGGCATTTTCAGGATAGGCGATACGTGGTTAGTGCGCTTAATAGTACGTTTCGACCCAGCCGCTTGCATGGCTACCTGTTGCGGTAGTGGCATACCAAACTCAGCACTTAGGTAAACGGCTAGGTTAAAGACTACAGCGTTTTCATAGCCGGGCGGTAATGCGACAACATCGGTCAAGTTCGCAAACACATTCAGCAACTTTTTAGACACCAAGTTAAGTGTCATTGTGTCGCTAGGTGTTGGATAGAGTGTTATCGTTGCGTTAGGAAACGTACCAATATACAACATTGATGTTGGAATACCTGATATAGCCTTGACTTGAATATCGTTGTATTGTTCCTGAGTCAATAAACCCAGTGGATAACTTACTCCGCTGTATTGAATGTAAGAGGAACTAAGAACCTCTTGCGGTCTGTCAGATACAAAACCACCAGTTGCGCCGATAGTGTATGTATTGGTGTTTGCTACAATAGGGATAGCATCCGTAGTTGTAGCGTAGGTCATTAGACCTTCATTCGCCCAATCGCTAAGCATCGCGTTTAATGCGGTTAATCCGTCCACAGCTTCGCTTGAAGTCGGTGTTTCACCAATTGAATAGACGGCGATTAACCGATAAGCACGCTTGATTAAATCAATGCACGTTACGGTACGAGTAGGTAGTGGCATTATTCAGCCTTTGCAGGACGACCACGCTTTTTAGGCGCTTCTTCTTCGACTTCTTCAACAATCTCGCCCGTCAAAGCAAGTTCTTCTTCTTTGTTTTCAACGATAACGCCGTTGACCCATTTTGGATATTCTTGAAACATATTTTTCCTTATAGGCGGGGCTTTTTACACCCCGCCGTTTGTTTTAAGTACCTGCGCGGTTAACAATACCAGAGATATTGATAATTGCCCAATCTACCGTTACAGCAGCCGTAGCAGCCGCATTAAGGTAGATTGTGAACGAACCGACCGCTGGCAGAATACGAACGATGGAAGTCGCTGTACCGTCGGCCGCAGCTTGTGCAATGTAAGCATCAATCTTAGATTCAGCGGTACATGCTGCGCTAGTCACCGTTACCGATGTACCAGCAGCCGCAATACCGACACGACCCATAGTTTGGTTGCCAGCATTTACAGCGCCAGGCGTTACAGGGCCAGCAGAAGTGCTTGCCAAGCCTTGAGCTACCAAGGAGGCTTCTACCGCTGTAGGCAGTTGAACAATCGTACCAGCTAGATACGCGTCATAAGGGCGATTAAGTAAAATCATTTTATATTTCCTTTATGTTAATTAAGCAACGACTTTACAAGCCAACTCTGGGTAAGGTGCAGCCCAGCCAAACAACACGTCGAGACGCATCACGCTGTTGTCATTCATGGTGTCGTAACCCTCTGTGACTTTGACGGTAAAGCCATCGTCTGACATTTGAGTAACTTTTGCACCTGTACCCGCTGTAGGCTCTGCCATCGGAACCATTGCAAGCGTAAACGCATCGCGGTGGAACAAAATGTTAGAGTCGTAAGAGGCAGAAGCCGCGCCAACGATAGTGATTGCCGCCGCGTTGGCAGGTGATGCTGTAACGGTTTGGAATGCACCTGTAGGCGTGATAGCTGGGAACACTGGAATCGATGTCGCGCCAGATGCTACGTTAGCTGTAGCAACAAACTGTTGCAGTGAGCCTGTATCTTGGCGTGATTGTGGATTCACCGCGTTAACACCAGCAATGGTGAACACTGTACCTTGAGTGATAGTACCACCCAAAGCGGCAACAGTCAGCGTAGAGCCAGTTTGCCCAGCGCCTGCGACGGTAGCAGTACCAGCGGCTTGCGTACCGTTGACGTGACGTGCTACGTTTTGGTCCATAGCTACGTCAAAACCCAACATGCTTTGTACCATGCCTTGCTTAAAACCTGCGCTATTGGTAGCGGCTGGGTTAAACATGCCTGTAAAGCCTTGCAAGATGTTTGCATTCATAGCTGGGTTAACAACCAACAAACGGTCTGTTTGTGGTGCTGACATCTCATTCAAGATACGACCGCCATTGGTTAACAGTGCGAGTGCTGTAGCTTGCGAGTTAGGAGGTGTACCCGGTGTACCTACCAAGTTAGCCGTTGCACGACGTGCTAAATCCAAACCTTGACGGTCAATTTCATTCACAACCGCTACGCAAGCCGCCATGAGTTTCTTTTCGAACTGTTGCAAAGTCAGTGTACGCTCAAACGATGTAAAGTTCAAATCCGCACCGCCCTGAGATAGGGTAATCGGTGTAGATGTCTCTACGGTTGCTTGAGGTACAGCAACACGACCCGCACGGTATGTATAACGTGGTGGGCGTTTGATGTTGATGGTTTGACCGGGCGAATAGCCGCGACCTTGATTGCTTGTGAACTCAGATTCAAAATCACGGTTGACGTTCTTAGCGAACCCTACCATGTTTTGCAGAATTGCAAGCGCTTCTTTTGCCACTAGGGCATTGGTTACTAAAATGTTTGACATTTAATTTTCCTTAGATTAACGTGACCATTTGGCGTTTTCCTTAATCCGCATAGCCTTGTAGGTTGCGAAGTCAGCATTAGCCAAACTTGTCGATACGCTACCTTGCGTCCCAATAGGGGAAATAGGCGGCGGGGCTTTTGAGGTTTTTGCGGGTTGCTGGAGTTTTGATTCCAACTTCCCAAGTTCGACGGCTTGCTTAACTGGCGTAAGTTTTGCAATGCGCTCCACTTCACTAGGGTGACTTGACATAAAAGCCATCAGTTGAGCTGCTACGTCACTTTCCATAACGACATCAGCCATAACTTGACTTACTGGCAAATCGTCAAAAGCGTCTTTATCAAAGCCCGTTAACTTTTCAGCTTGCGCGTAAATAGTCTGTACTTTAACTTGTACCGCCCTTGCGTTCCTAGCGCCTTCAGATTCGCGTTGATAGTTATCACGTTGCTGCAATTTATGTTCAACTTTGGCGTCAATCCATTCCGCGTCGCTTGCGAACATGTCGCGCGTCGGTTCGGGTCTGCCTTGCTGTACTTGTTGCGGCTTTGTAATCGCCTCTAGCGCCTCTTTATAGGCTTGTGTTGCGCGTCGCTCTGCTTTTGATTCAGCCTTTGCAATACGTCTTTGTACGATTTCGTCTAACTCGGCTTGAGTAAACGTCTTCGTAGCCGGAACTTCTTTAGCCTCCTGCTCGGTATCCGTCCCCGTTTCAGGATTTGTCTCTACGGGTGCAGTCGTAGTTGCCTGTGGTGTCGCTGTGTCGATTACGACGGCTGCGTCTTGGCCTGTTGATTCTAAATCAGACATTTTGTTTTCCTTCTAAGGGATAGCTTGCGCTAGACTCGGATAAGCTCCGATAAGCTCAAAGTAAAAGCAGGATTGCTTCTTCTTCGTCGATGTCGAACTGCGCTTGCAGTTCTTCTTCAATTATTTTCTTGCGCTCATAGGCAGCGCGAGTATTTATTAAATCTTTGATGTAGGAATAAGCGTTCTCTGTGCTTATGCGCTGTTTTTCAATATCCTGTTGCCGTTCAATCGCTGCTTTAAATTGCTTTGATAGCTTGGCTTTTGGCTTTTCTTCTATTAGTTCAACGATGTTTTGAGCTACTTCTTTTAAGCTAACTTCATCGTCGTGCTTTTTCTTTTTCTGTACCCAGTCGTATAGATGCCATGTTAGCCAAAATGGGATTTGGTCGCCGCCGCCTGAAACGCTGCCACTAGCAACTGACGTTTGCCCCTGCGAACTACTAACAACACCTGATACCCCAGCCGACCCAGCGAATGACCCGCTAATCGCGCTTGTTTGCGCCTGGGAGCTTACCGCCGTACCACTTACCGCCGCTGGGCTTGCATTGCCCGTTAATGCACTTGTTTGTGCTTGGCTACTTGCTAAAATTCCTGTAACTGTCGCTGGACTTGCCGCCCCGCTACCCGCAACAGTTTGCGCTTGCGATGTGGCAATCGTTCCATTAACACCTACAGCGGGCGAAAATACACCACTAGCTGCTATTGTCTGAGCCTGAGATGTCGATAAACTGCCATCTACAGCAGCAGGCGCAGCGCTTCCATTAGCAGAAGTGGTTTGAGCCTGTGAACTTTCTAATGCTCCAGTGACCCCGCTACCACCGCCGCCAGTGAGCGCCAGCAGTAATGACATCTATTATTCCCAGCCGTACACAAACGTAACGACGTGCGCTACTGTTCCCGTCGTTCCCGCTGTTCCAATATGTTTAGTGACTAATTGGACAAATTCGCCCGGATTAACAAAGATAGGCGCATCGCCAAAGTCAACAAAAGAACCGCCCGGCTGTGAGACCATTGTGCTAACTGCTTGTGCTGCTGTTAATACTTGAGTAAATGCAGCCAATGGAATCCGTCGAGGCGCTTTTGCAGTTGTTGACTCTGCCGTTGCCAAAGATACGTTAGTGTGACCAAAGGCTAGTGAGTATTGCGAAATATATGGGCCACCAGCAATCACCGTTTGAACGTAACTTGTTAAACCAACACCACGAATAACCAAGCGTCTACCCGCACTATTCGCCGTACCAGCTGGAACTTGATAACTTTGGATAGTACCGTCAGTATTGACTGCTAAAGATACGGTTTCCCAGAATTGACCACCTAAACCCGTGCCAAGCGCCGCCGTTGTATTGGTAGGCACTGCTGCAGTTGGATTGGTATTATTTGGGTAGTTAGCCAAAGAACCCATCGTTCCGCCTGAAAAGCCCTGATAAGAGCCGTGGATACGATTGCCTTGGGTTGATACTGTAGAGGTCAACGCAGAGCCACCCAAGCGCACGTTGTACGCACCTACAAGCGCCTGCAATACACCACCAGCAGCGCCGCCTGTAATACGATGTTTGATAAACGCCTTGACGCCGCCAGACATATTAATACGCCCTTGAGCGGTAGGCAGCGGAATAGTGCCAAGTTTGACTGCGCCCGTGCCATCATTCACCCAGAAGTCAGCTTGTACACCACCCACATAACAGATAAATTGGTATCGTTTGTTATTGGTGTAAGCCCAAGTACCTGTACCGCCTGAAAGCGGGAAAGTTGAAACGGTCTCAGAGCTATTATTTGCTGCAATACCCAATAAACCCGCAGAGCTTAAGCGGAAAAACACGCCGTCTGTCGGCGCTGTGGTAGATGTATTTGGTAGACCTAGACCAAACTCGATAAATGAATTGGTAGTAGGCTGTGCGCTGAAAGCAATTTCACAGTCGAATGAAAGTGTTTGCGTGCCCGTATTCGGGAACATGGCATAAGTTTCAAACTGTGTGCCCGTGGTTGTCGTGGTGATTGACCCTGAGTTTGTGGTCATTTGCCCCGCTGTCCATGTATTCGCCATTGTTGTGACTGAATACGAATGCTTACCCGTATTTTGCGCTGTGTAGTTAAACACTTCCTCGTCAAGTATCAAATCTTGACTCATTCGCACACGGTAATCGATGTCAATCTCAGGTGATGCCAGCTTTGGTAC